TCCGTACCCGCCCAGCCTGTCTGATATCAACCTGGGAGCCGTTGCAAAGGAACTGGATCCGGATGCCCCGCCCTGTGAAGCATTCGTAACCATGGTATCCGTGGATGTTAAGGCATACGCCAGGGAACATTTTGAAAAATCGGTCAAAAAAACCCTTACCATCCCCGCATGGCTGAACGCTCTGGCCCTGGAACAGAATATAAATTTTTCCCAGGTATTGCAGGAGGCATTAAAATCCCGGCTTCATGTTTAACCGGGATCTTTCCTGTCTCTCCTCTTTCCCAGCACCGCCTCCAGCGCCGCCCTGGCCTCCTCCACGCTGTATTCCGGCTCTGTAAGGATCACCCTGGCGAAATCCGGCTGATATTCCTTCAGATGGCTGCTCTTTAAAAGCTTTTCTGTTGCATACCTTCTTACCGGCTGTGTATCCTTTTCCACAGCCGTTTTATTTCTGCTTTTTGATACCGGCATGATTCTCCTCCATTTCTCTCATATAGTCGCTTTCCCCAGGGACCGATACCCGCTGCCGGATATGGAACAGGTAATGCAGTACCTGGTCCTCGGTCTTCCAGTTTCTTTCAAAGGTACGGATCAGAGCCGTATCCCCGCTCCCGTCCGTATAGGAAAAACAGTCCAGCGCCCCGTCCAGATATTCCGCCACGGAAAGCATCCCCCTGTTTCCATCCTGGATATTCCTCTGCTGCACAAATACAATGTCGATGCCCAGGTCCCGCAGATACCGGCCTCCGGTCTCCCCGGAGATCTCTGACGGCATAAGGAAGAGAAAGAAACAGGGAAGCTCCGTCTCCTGTATTCCCGGTTCTATATACACCGGATATTCCGGATACCCCTTCTTTAAAACTCCCGCCAGACTGTCCAGGACCCTCATCAGTGTAAACTTCACCGGAACGCCTCCTTTACCCGTTTTTCCAGTTCCTTCCGGACCACAGAACGGTACTTCCCTACGGCCTTTTCCTTCATGTACTTTCCCTTCACGAAGGTGGTCTTTGTGCCAACTACCAGTCCTCCGGAGCCATCCGGACTTTCCTCCAGCAGTTTTCCATTGATGATCAGCCCCGGAACAAAATGTTTATCCATCCGGTGGCCATCATTGACATAACTGGCATACTGCATATTATTATTCAGCTCCGTGGTGTACGTCCTGGCCCCGGCTCCCTCCGTGATCACAGGCGTCGTCACACTGTCCGTTGCCCAGTGTTCCGCCATCTGTCCGCTCCTGGTATTCGTCCCGGCCAGGGTCCCGTCATTTGGGGGTGTATTTTCACCAGCCACCCGCATCGCCTCAATAGTGGCTCCTTCTGCCACCGCCTCCAGGATCCCGGGAACATCCTGGCCAGCCTTATAAAGTTCCCCGATCCGCTTCCGGATCTGCGATCCAAAGCTGGACATTCCCTCACCTCCCGATGATGTTGTCCCTCAACAGCCCCACTTCCTGGTGCGCCAGACCAGTGGAAACGCTTCCCACCGGGTCATAGTACCGCGCCGGAGGACCGGCGGTATACCTCACTCCCTGGTTCGCATGTCCCAGGTTCCCGCCGCGGATCACATACAGCTCATCCCCAGCCCGGATATCCGCAGCCAGATCGCAGGCCAGCTTTTCCACGGCCCTCTCCCGGGCTGCGTTCTCACCAATCGCCGGCCCCTCCTTCTTTGTCTCATACACCCGGCACGGCACTGGATTCTGGTTTATCTTTTTCCGTTCCATGCCATCCAGATTTCCATCACGGACCGGGACCATCCGCCAGATATCCACCGTGTCTGTGTACCAGTTTCCGAAAACGGGATTATCAAATAACATACATTCCCCCCATTCCAACCATACGCGCCATCGTCACCAGCTGGGAACCGTACTGGGTGGCGTTCCAGCTGCCCCATTTCTCGGTTCCGGCTGTTACTGCGCTGTTATCGTAGCTGATGGACGTATCTCCCATGGAGGCCGCCTTCACGGTGCCAGTATTCTGTGCATTTACGGCCACCTGGGCGGCACTTCCGGATCCAGGAGTATACGTCTTCAGATACAGGGCCGCAAAATGGGCCACATACAGTCCGGCAGCATACCTCCAGAGGGAGCTCCACCGGCCAGGAAGCACACTGTCATTGGCCTGGCTGATAAACAGCTCCAGCATTTTTTCCGGGACCGCATCTTTCATAGTTTCCCCGCTTCCCTCTGTATCCGGCGGCACCCGGACTGTGAACTGTGGAAAATCCTCCCGGAACATATCCGCCGTATAGGAGCCGCACTCCCCTGGCTGCGGCACATTGGCTGCGGCTGCTTTTGCGGCCTGGAACAAGGTTCCCATCCTGTTCTCTCTGGTGGTCATATGCTGCCCTCCTTTATTTTCTTCCGCGTCTGGCGTTTCCAGCCTTCGGAGTATCATCCGTTTCCGGCTGCTCCTCTAAAGATCCGCCTGCTTCCTCCCCCGCATCCGGCCGGATGTCGTTCTCTTTCTGCAGTTCCTCCGCTTTCTGGTCCGCTTCTAAAAGTTCCCGGTCCCGGGTCCCGGAGGGGACCGCAATGGATCCGCTCCGGACTGCCCTCTGTACCAGCCTGCTTTCTGCCACCTCTTCCGGGATCTCCCCGATAAAATCCTTCGGGATCCGGTAAAAGGATCCGTCGGAAAGTCTTACTGCATAACTCCGTTTTGATACGATAAACATTGAGGCACCTCCTAAATCCCGTCTACATAGACCATGGTCTGATCATAGAACACTTCCACCTCTGACAGGTTTCCGGCATACGCAGTATCATAACAGAACTCTGCTGTATTGGGCCCTGTCATGGCTCTGGTAAGGGGCACCAGTTCATCCATGGCCAGATACTTTTCGCGGTTACAATAGACAACCATACGGTCCTCGCTTTCGTCCCCGGCCCCCTTGCACCAGGAAGTGGCCCCGATAAACAGGTCAGCTCCGTTCTGCTTTGCCACATTATTTTCCAGAAGGAATGTCAGGATGGTCTTTTCCGCCAGATCTGTCACCTTCGTGGTAGCCAGGTAGTTGAACTGCTCATAGGGCATGATAATGTGGTTGGGTACCGCATCCCGGTCGTACTCACACTGGGACCAGGCATAAAGGATCGCGTCATTAATATCCTTCAGGATCATATCCGGCGTTTTGTCTTTAAACTTCGTACTGGACAGATCCGCGCCGTTGGATGCCGCATCCAGGACCACCACATCCGGGTTATTTAAGAGCCCCGTGGTTCCGTAGCGCTTAAAGCCGACGTATGTGTTCTCTTCCAGGTGTTTGTCATAAGCCATACGGAGCCCGTCCCGCAGAAGGCTGTCCAGGTTCCTTCCAGTCATGTTCCCACGCTGCATGTCCACCCACATCACACGGGTCCCGGCGGCGATCATATGGGCCTTATATGTGCCCTTGGAAAAGTCTGCCTGCACCATGGGGATCCCGTTGGAGCCTCCGGCATGGACGATACCGTCCCCGGAACCTCCGGCGATCCCATATCCCACCTGCATGGCAGATACAGTCTCCGCCCATCCGCCTCCAACGCGGACCGGGATATCACGGGCATATGTAAAGCTGGTCAGAGGCGTCCGTACCATCATGTCGCGCTTTTCCAGCTCAGATGTCAGGAATGCCTGCCCGGATGCAATCCCATCCGCATCCAGGCTGAATACAGCCGCGTTTCCGCCTCTTGCCGCACCGGATGCGGCTCTTCCCAGATCAAAAGTACCTACGTTCTTAAATGCCATCTCTGATTCCTCCTTACGCATTCTGGATGGTCAGGATCCGCAGCTCCGCCACTCCGTTTGCGTCTGCCGTTCCCTTCCACTGCACATTTGAGAGTTTCACTGAATTTGTGGTGTCCTCTGCGGCCTCAAATCCACCCACCACCGCATTGGGAAAAGATCCATTTTTCTTTGTCCGGACATACACGGCCTTTCCCGCAGCCGGTGTCCCATTCTGGCAGATCACATTCACGCATCCGCGTTTTAACACGGGAAGGGCTTCTCCGGGCCTGTAGGTGCCCGTATTCTGGTTCATGTAGTCCGTGGCCGACTTGATCTCACGGACGGCTACTCCCACAAAATTCCCTGCTGTGGAAGTCTCTGCCCATTCAGCAACTGCCCCGTCCGCGCCTGCCGCTACCGGGAATCCAAACGGAATCTCCGCCTTTCCTCCGTGCGGGTGGGTATCCACCACCATATCCGGCTGCCTGGAATAGCTTCCCGCATATCCGTGCAGCATGGTCTTTCCGATTACCTGTCCTTTCATCTTACTTCGTCTCCTTTCTGCCCCTGTGGGGATTCATGGCGTCATACGCATCCTGGATCGCGTCTGTGTCCACAGTCACCATGTTCGCGGCTGCTTTTTTTCCGTTTGCCTGGGATGCCTTTAAGACGGCGGAAATATCGTCCTGGGTATCCTCTGCCATCACCAGACGGATCAGCGCATCCGAAACGGCCAGACGTTCCTTCTCGTCTTTAATTGCGGCCACCGCCGGACGCATGGCCTTTAAAATCCCCGCTGCCATGGATCTGTCCATTCCGGTCCCGGTCCTGGTCTCCTTTTCCGTATCGCCGGATGTTTTTTCTGTTTCCCCAGCCTGCCCAGGATCCCCGCCCTCTGTCAGCTTCTCAAGGGCAGCATCCAGGGCATCCTTTGCTTCTTCTTTCTTTTTGCATGCCCCCTTCTCCTCCAGCTTCGCCAGG